CGCACGAGACAGGAGATGGGCAGCGGGTTTACCTGCTCGATGTTGCGCGCGGGCAGGCCGCGCTCCAAGGTGCGGCGACCGTCCCGGGATACGCGCATGACGCGGGGCGCCCGAATGTCGGCGTGTCCCTGCAGCAGGTGGGCGACGAATCCGCGCCCCAACTCGTCGTCGGCGTCGAGCACAGTCACCCATTCGGTGGCGGCCCGCCGGATGCCTTCGTTGCGTGATTCGGCGAGGGTGTCGCAGTGGACGTGGATGACCGGGCAGCCTTGTCGCTCGGCGCTCGGCAGCGCCCGGGTTTCGGCCATCTCGACCCACCACGGGTCGCCGTAGGTCCCGACCACGATGGTTACGTCCACAGTCGCCGCCGGCGGTTATACAGACGTCTGCCGTATGCCATCCGGCGGGATGCCTGACGGTACATGGAATCCGGCTCGGCCTTCCCCCACAGTGGGTGGAGGTGCTCGACGTGGGCGTCCGGGGCGTGGGCGTACAGGCCGCGCGCCTTCGCCGTCGCCACTAGTTCGTTATCGACGAACTCGTGCCAGTACCCGTCGTGGAGGACCTTGCCGGGCTCGTCGATGGTGCCGTGGTTGTCGACGTACCAGCGGGCGATCAGGGAGTGGGTCGACAGTGCGCCGGTTGCGGTCTGCGGGTTGCCCAGGTCGTTGGTGCCGACGACACCGGCCCCGGTATCCAGATGCGGCTGGCAGGCGTCCAGCCATCCGGGGTGGAATCGCAGGTCGCACCCGCCGGTGAAGATCAGGGGCTCCTCGGTGACGGCGGCGCCCACGTTGATCTTGGCCGCATAGTCGCCTTTCGGGCGCCTCGGGAGGATGACCACCTGCTCGTCGTCGAGCGCGCCCGACAGGACGTCGGTGTCACCCATCGTGACCAGCCACACGATCCGGGCACGGTCGGTGGAGTCCTGCAGGGAGCCGCGTAGCGTCGGCATGGTGTGGGCGCGACCAAGCATCGGTACGAGCACGGCGACGGTCCCTGATGCGATCACACGCGCCGCCTCGGTTCGCCCGGCAGCGTGCGGTATAGCCGTGCTAGCCAACGGGATTCGGGCCTTTCAGTAGCCGAGCGTGATGGACGCACCGGTCACGCGCGGGCGGTAGCGGCGTGCCGTGGCGCGCTCGTCGCTTGTCATGCTGAACGCCCCGGATGCGGTGTACCCGCCGAAGGAGCGCGAGTAGTCGCCGATGGCTTCGGACACCACCCCGGCGGTGCCCGCCTCCACGGCGCGTTTCACCATCGCGGCGACTGCCCACCGCACGTCCTCCGGGATCGGGTCGTACCCGGCGGTGTAGGTGACCTGCACGTTGCCCTGCCAGCGGTAAGGCCCGTTGAGCCACACGTCACCGGTAAGCCCGGACAGGTCGATCAGGTCGATACCGTCGAACGACCACCCGACGACCTGCTCACCGGCGGTGCCGTCGAGCGCGAGCATCCGAACCGCGTCGATGGCGGTGACCGGGGTGCGGGGTATCTTCACCAGAGTGCCGCTCGGTCGTAAGACCTGCACGTACTCCTGTGCGGTGATGGCGTGCCCCGCTTCGGAGCGGAAGCGGGCCGATGCCTGTTCCAGCATCTCGTCGGTGACAGTGCCCGGGGTGACCCCGAGCGCCTCGACGTCCTCAACGGTTGCCAGTGGGTCAGACATTCGGCCCGCCTCCTCTCGCGTTTGTGACTTGTGTCAGCCGCCAGCCGGCGCCAGGTACGCGAACGGGGCGCGCGCCAGGTCGGACGATTCCAGCGTGGTCACCGGCTTGGCGGTGGCGAACCCAAACCGGGCCACGACGCGCATCGCCACGGAGTCCTGCTGCATGAGGTTCAGGACCACGTTGCCGTCACCGTCGGAGATCACGCCCTGGTCGAACACCTTGACGGTAATGTCCTGCCGGACGCCGACGATGGCCTTGGAGAAGTCACCGCCGATCAGGACAGCCTGGTCGGAGTCCCACGCGCCGTTCTTCACCTCATTGAGGGGCATCCCGTACAGGCCGGTTCCCTCGGTGTAGATCGGGTGGCCGTCGTCGGTGCGCTGCCCGACGAGTTGCCACTGGAATCCCGGCTTGCTCATGAACCCGGACAGGGCGTAGCCCTGCTCGGCGAGCGACTGCCCGAGCGAGGCGACGTCCACCGCGAGGTCGTCACCGGTGCCGGCGGTCACCGTGTTGCCTGCCGCGTCGGCCACTTCGAAGATTGAGTCTCCGAACGTGGTGGGGGCAGAGGTGCCGAAGATGCACGCCTGGTCGACGAGGGTGCCGATGGCCTGCCCGAGCAGGGGGCGCACCTCGTTCCAGATCGGCACACCCGAGTCGGCAATGTACGCCTCCGGGACGGGGACGATGACGGCAGCCTCCTCGGCCACGAGGTCCACGTTGTCCCAGTCGGCTGCGCTGGTCTGCTTGAGGCCGGTGTCACCAGACACCCAGTAGGCCGACGGCAGCACGGACAGGACCGGCTGGCGCGACGTCTTGGCGCTCATGGTGACGCGACGGCACAGGGACAGGACGGCACTGTTCTGCACCGCTTCCTTGATGACCTCGGCCACCATCGGCTCGGGAACGAGCGGGTCAGTCCCGCTGGACTCCCGGGAGATGGATGAGTTGTAAGTCGGCATGGTTGCCTACTCCTTATCGTGAGGAAAGGAGGCGACGGATCGCCTCGTTGGGGTCCTCCGGTGTCTGCTCGTCCTGCGGGGTCGCCCCCAAGGACAGCGTTGCCAGAGGTTTGGTTGTGATGGGGTCCGACTTCGCCGGCGTCAAGGACTTGGCGAACTGCACCGCATCGGCGGTCAGGTCCTCCTCCGTGGCACCTTGGAGTCGCGGAATGAACTCCAACGGGATTCCGTGGGCCAGCCCTACCCGGTAGCGCAACGCCTCGGCCTGCGCCTGCGCGGCAGCCGTTTCGGATGCCTGCAGCCGCTCGGCGAGCCGCTCGGTTTCGGTCTTGGTCTGGTCCTTGATCTCAGCCAACTCGCGCGCCGCGTCGGCGTTGGCACGAGCCTGCTCCTCGTGCTTACGGGCAAGCGCCTTCCACTTGTCCCGCTCCTCCATGAGGCTTGCGAGGTCGGGCGTGTCGCCCTTATCCGCTCCCGTGTCGGGCGCGGTGGTGTTCTGTTGATCGTTGGGCATTCCGGTACTCCTTGCGATGGCGAATCGCATCCCGTGTCGGGGTGCGCTTCCGGCGTGTCGCCGGGAAGTCTGTTAGGCGGCGTTGGCGCGCAGGTAGCGCGCGAACCCGGCGGGGGTGAGTCGCTCACCGGCAGGGAGGTTGCTGGCGTACTGCTCCCAGCGGAGCGACCAGTCGGCGCTGCCCTCGGGCAGGCGGTAGTCGTCCCGGAAGATCGCCTCGGCGCTGCAGCCGCACGAGTCGTGGGCGGCGAAGTCACCGCTGGCCTCCGACAGGTAGACGGCGCCGCGACCGGCGAGCATCCCGCAGAACCCGCAGGCGTTCCCGTCGGTGACACGCGCGTATCGGCTCACCTGCGGGTCGGACTCCATGAGCCCCAACTCGGAGGACCGTCCCCCGTCGAGGACGTGCCGCTGGGTGGCGGCTTGCACGGCGGCGAGCCCGTCACGCATAGCGCGGTCGGTGGGCCGGCCCAGTCGCCGGGATTCCTTGACGCGCACCGGGCCGGTCACCCGCAGGCTGGTCAGAATCTTGTCGGTGATCGACCTGTCGGCGGCGATCACCGAGGCGGGCACGAGCGCGTCACCGACGGCGACGAGCCCACGCGATTCGGGGACGTCCTCGCCTATCTCGGCGAGCCGGTAGCGCCGGTAGTGGCGTGCCGCGTCGAGTGCTGCAGCCCGCCGGCCCGCGAGGACAACCTGTGCCTGTGCGGCCAGCCACGCCGGGGTGGACCGGTCGAGGTCGGTCGGGTCGAGTAGTCGCCACAGGGTCAACGACTGCGCCTGTACGGCGCGGGCAAGGCGTAGTTGGGAGCGGCGCTTGGTCAGTGTGACCGCGCGCCCGTCACTGGTCGACGCCATCGACGTTCACCGCCGGCGGCTCGGCGAGCGCGTCGGCCTGCGCCGTGAGTGCCTGCGCCAGTTGCCCGAGGCTGTCCCCGGACGACGCGAGGGCGCGGGCGCGCTCGACGTCGGTTTGGGTCCAGCCCGGAATCTTCTCCCACAACATCTCCACCGGCACCTGCAGTTGGGTGGCGATCTTCCCCCAGGCGTCGGCGATGGCCGCCAAGTTCACGTTGTTGACGTCGCGCCACGTGACCTGCGCGCCCGTGTCCTCAAACCCGGTGACGTCACCGGCGGCGAGCGCGTGCAAGCGGAATGCCTGCTCGTGCCCTTCCCCGGCCAACTCCTTGCGCTCGGTTGTCTTGCGGGTCTGCTGAATCTCGGCAGCCTGCAGGGCGTCCCCGGAGATGTTCGACATTGGTCCCATGAGGTGGTGCGGGGCCAGTTGTCCGACGGTGGCGACGTGCCGCAGGGAGGCGTCCCGGGAGGCGAGGTAGCCGGTCAGGTCGGTCTGCCCGAACTCCCCAAACTTGGTGTCCTCGTCCTCGCCGACCCACAGTCGGTTGACGGCAGCGTTAAACGGCTCGACCGGGTTGCCTGCCGGGTCCTCGGGGATCGCCATACCGGTGACCCACCGCTGCCGGAACGCCGCGTACTGCTGCGCCATGAGCAGTCCGAAGGTGGTCAGGTTGATCTGGTCCTGCAGCGGGATGAGGGGCTCCACCTCGCCGGCCACGTTCCCGTCGAGGTCGTACCGGTTGACGTAGCGCACGACGGGGCACACCCCGAGGTCGTGTCGCTCCTCCCGGCGGAAGGTGAGGTCCATCGTGGCGTCGTCATTGTCTGCGGTGAACCGCCACACGCTCGTGGCGTCGACGAGTGCCACCTCAGTGTGCGAGCGGAGCCGCCGCACCACGAGCGCGTACTCGGGCCACTCGTCCTGGATCGGGTCGTCATATACGGCGGTGCACCGCATCGGGCTCATCGGATACCAGACGGGGGTGGGCGTGCCGGGCAGGATCAGGTTGTACGCGGCGCCGTAGGCGAGCATGGCGCGGTGTAGCCCGGTCTGGCGGGCGTCCATCCGGTTGGTCTGCCAGCCTTCCCAGGCGGGCGCGTTATCGGTCGCGTCGGAGTGCCGGTAGCCGTCGACGTACATGGCTTGGGCCGGGGTGTCCACCATCAGGGGCAGGACGTTGACCTTGGCGCGCTCGACGATCCACCGGAACTCGTCGCGGGCAGCGTTGGGCACGTAGACCGACTCGTGGTCGCCTCGCAGGTAGCGGCTGACCCGCTTCAGGCGCGGTAACTCCTGTTCCCGAAGTTTCACCAACTCCTGGGCGAGGTCATTGGCCTCGTTGGCCTCCATCCAGACCTCCCAGTCCTGTTCGTCAGAATGCGGCGACCCGGCCCGTGCGGGGCCGTTTCGGTTTGGCTCGGTATTCCTGTGCGAGTACGTAGCGGCGCACCATGCGGGCACCGATCACGCATACGGCGGCGTCGATCTTGTGGGGTGACCCTCGGGACTCCTTGCCGACGCTCGTGCCGTAGCGGTTGAGCCGCCGGCGGGCGTTGCCCACGTGGCGTGCGGTGCGGGAGTCCCCGTCGTGGGTGAACTGCCCCTCCGCTATCTCGGCAGCGGCCAACTCGGCAGCCTTGGTGAACTCCATCACGTGGACGCGCATATCCCAGGCGATGGGCTGCGGGTCCTTGGTGCCGCGCGACTCGGCCCACACCAGCAGACTGTCGGCGTATTCCGCCGGCCATGACACCTTGGCGAAGGACTCCCATTCCCGGACGTCGGCAAAGAATCCGACCACGTTGTAGAGGTCGAACATTCGGGCGACGGCGGCGTCCACCTCGACGACGGGGACCACCTCGTCGCCGTCGGGCTCCCACACACCGAGGGTGAACACGTGCCCATCGGACACCCGGCACCCGATCAGGGCGGTGGCGTCCCGCGACTTGGAGCCATCGAAGAAGGCCACAATGTCGTCACCCGGGTCGACGGTGACGTCCGGGGCGGCGCACGCCGCCCACTGCTGCGGGGTTACCCAGGCGTCGAGCGCGGCGGTCGGCTGGTTCAGGTAGTAGCGGCGGGACACGTCCACCGGTGTGCGCGGG